CCTCAAGATGGTAGCAACTTACAAGCTCAATCTTACAGTACTACAATACCTGCTAGTAGTAATGCTGCAGGTTGGTTAAGAGTAAGATATACATCTGGAAGTACATACGGTCCTACAGGTTCAACTTTATATATTCCTCTGTATTCAAGTATTGAATAGTAATATCTGATAATTATGTTACACGGAAAAGGAGCCGGAAATTATTCTGGTAAAGATCAATCTTGGTTAACTAGGTCTTATGAATCGAATAGGATTAAAGGTCTTAACGATGAATCAAAATTAACTGATTCTGAAAAGTTGATTTATGAAATATCTGGAGCTCAAGGTGGAGGTAGAACCAATTCAGATACCTATGAGATAAAACAGTTCCCTTTTCCAACTAATCCTTCAATAAGACGGAAACAAAAAGTTGATATCAGAAAGGTAGATCCTAGAATAGGAGAAATGAGTGATTGAGTATGGCAGACTACGTTACTAAGTATGTCAATGAAGAAGATGTTCGTGGTTTTTTTACACCACCTCTCGATTACGATGATGTAACAAGAAATGAAATCCTACGTAAGATAGAGGCTGTAGAGGATTACGTTACAGCAGTTTATTTCAATGATAGTACTACAACGGCAGCCAATGCAAGAATACCTTGCTTATTATTAATAGCATCAAAGATAATTCAGACTCCAACTCTAGCTAAGAAATATTACACCTTAGCTGAAGAGGAGTTAGGAGATTACCGATATATGATGGCTCAACCTATTTCTAGAGGAACAGATGTTCAGTCCTCTCCCTTTGTAATATCTAGAACATGGGAAAGGATGGCTATTGATATATTAGAAAAGAGAACATCATTAGATAAATTCACTCTATATAAAGCTAATGACTGATGACTTATCAAAATCAAAGTATAACCAACTCCAGAAGATTTTATATCTTCCAAAAATATGGTTATATATGTCAACTATGTGGTAAATACAGCAAAGACGATCTTCATCTACATCACATAACACCCGTTAGATGTGGAGGTAATGACTCATACAGTAATCTAATTCCTTTATGTAGTCATTGTCACAGATACGTTCATAGTAAGTTATATAAAGGTCCACTATTGAAATTAAGGAGAAGATAAATGACTTATGAAAGTTTATTAAATAATTCGATTACAACAAGAACTAGATCTTCTTCTCAAAATGAAATAGGAGAATGGACTTATAGTTATACTGATGATTCAGATTCTATTATCTGTAGAATGATGCCCATAACTGCAAGAGAAAGAATAGAAAACACTGGCCTTTATGATGATGTAAGCTACAAATGCTTTTGTTTATCGAGTGCCTCTATAGATAGGGATAGTCAAGTGAAGTATAATAATAATTACTACAGAGTAAAGGAAGTTGTTATGGACTCATCTTTCCATCATAAGACAGCTCTTTTAAAGGAGACAGTATGAGTAAGCTAATAACTAGAGTAACCGGTAAGAAAAAGGTTACTACAAATATAAAGAATGTAGAAAGTGCTATATACGATGGATCTTTCAATGCATTGTCTCATTCAGCAAACTTACTTAGAGATAAAGCGATAGAAAATCTAATTAACTTATCAGCAGAACCAGGTTTATCAGCTGACGATCAATCTATAACTAAGAAAGAAAATTGGGAGATAGTAAAGGAAACTAATAATAGAATACAACTTCAATGTAAATCAAATCACGCTGCAATTGTAGAGTTTGGTGGTATGGGAAAAATCATAGATTCTAGACAGTATGGTCATATGGGGTTTCCTATAGGTAAACAACAAGGTTTTGCTATTTCAAATCCTGATGGTAAGGGAGGACCCATGATAAGACGAATAGTTAAACTACAGAGACCAAAACATTACTTTGGTAGTGCAGTAAATTCAGAATGGGTACAACAAAGTATGATAAATCGTATACAACATAACTTATGGAACAGTATTAAGAGGGTGATCATAAAATGAGTTTAAACACCTTAAAACAAATAAGGGGTTATATGATTAGCTCTTCAGCAATAACCTCCATAGTAAGTGCAGCTGATATAAAGGTAGGATGGGTGAGGACTGAAGATAATTTCCCTTGTATAACAATTAACCAAGTTGGTGGTACTGATGTTGGTTATTTGGGATATAATACTTCAGCAGCAGGTTCCCATTTGAGGAAGGAAAACACAACATATCAAATAGATATCTATTCAAAGAATAGTAGATTACAGACGTTGCAGATAGCTGATTTGATAGTTCCGAGAATGATATCTGGTGGTTGTAGAAAAGATTCAGACATAGAAGACTTTAATGACGATTTAGGTATATATAGAAAGTTACAAACATATACAAAGATTTCTCACTTCGATGATTAATGTTTAATTTTGTAATAAGATGTATAATATGTAAGTATAATGTAAAGATAGGTAGATAAATTATGGCAGGAACAGTAACAGGTAAAAATGCACAAGTTTGGTTTGCTGCTCATGCAGCAGGTGCTTCTCCAACATTTACTGGTAAGAGTCATTCAACCTGGGGACTTGGAGATTTCTCATTAACTCTAGATAGAGGTACTGTAGAACAAGATCTTATAGGTGAAGATGGCAATTACTTTGATCAGGGAAGCATATCTGTAGAAGGTTCGATGACTGCAGCTAAATTTGCTACAAGTGGCTTATCAGATTTACTAGATAATATGTTTGACACTAAAGGTGGGGCATATAAATATTTAGCAGTTTCTGGTACTATATCAACTGATACCGATGCAACTTATATGAGTTGGTACTTAGCATCATGCCAAATAACTGGTTACGATATATCAATTGGAGATGCAGATACAATAACGGAAGCAAGTATAGATTTCACTATGCTTAATCCACAAGATCTTACCTACGTAGGGAATACTTTGGAGGGATAAAATGACAGGAACAGCAAAAGTATACACTGGAGAAGATGCTTCAGTAACAATAACTGATAATTCAGCACATGCATTATCTCATACAGCCTTAGCTATTTCAGATTTCTCTCTTACATTTAGTAAGGGAACTGCAGAACAAGAATTAGTTGGAGAAAAAGGTAACTTTATGATAGCTGGTGCTTTATCAGCTGAAGGTTCTTTAACCTCTTGTAAATTACATAACACTGCAGTAGGTTATTTAGTATCTGATATGGTAAATGGAAATTCCGTACAAGTATCTGGTAGTTGTGGTCCAAATAGTTTGCATTTCTATATAAGAAGTTGTCAGATAACTGGATTTGATTTCTCAATAGGTACTGCTGACGAAATTACAGAAGGTACGATAGATTTCACAGCCTTATATCCATACAAACTTTCGGCACAACGTCAAGATCTAGGTTATACCTATATAAATGATCAATACTAGAGGAGGATAATTATGGCAGGAACTGTAACAGGAAAGAATGCAAGAATATGGTTAGCAGCTCATTCTGGTGGTACTTGGAATCATTCAGCTTTGGATGGTACTAAAGATCATTCAACGTGGGGTATGGCCGATTTCTCCTTAACATTCGATAGAGGAGTAGTCGAATCTGATCTTATGGGTGAAAGAGGACCTTATACTACAAGAGGTACTATGTCAGTAGAAGGATCCTTAACTGCAGCAAAGTTTGCAACACCAGGGTATGGAGATATATTGTATAACATGGCTCATTTCGATGAAGAAAAGTACAAATATCTAGCAGTATCAGGTTCAATATCAACCGATACAGATGCATGTTATTTCAAATGGTGTCTAGCAAGTTGTCAGGTAACTGGTTTCGATATTTCTATGGGTGACGCTGATACTATAACAGAAGCTAGCGTTGATTTTGTGATGCTAAATCCGCAGGATTTGGTTTTCATAACTGCTATTAGTGGAGTACAAGGGTGATAGAAAATGGTAGCACCAACAATATATAAAGGAGATGATGCAACAATCTATATAAGTGGGTTGAAGCATGACGTACTTGCAATATCAGATTTTTCATTGACCCTAAGTAAAGGTACTGCTGAACAAGAGCTAATTGGATCTAAAGGAAACTTTATGATTGCAGGAGCGATGTCAGCAGAAGGTTCACTAACAGCATGTAAATTACACGCAGGAGCAATTTCTAAACTAGTCCAGAATATGATTGGTGGAGGAATGATCCGAGTATCAGGTAGTTGTGGTCCAAATTCGTTATATTTTAACTTAGCAAGTTGTCAAGTTACTGGATTTGATTTCAGTATCGGAACAGCTAGCGATATAACTGAAGGAACAGTGGACTTTACAAGTTTGATACCCTACAGAATAGAAGTATCGTCAAACGCAACACAAACTTTCTTATCAGATTGTATGTAGAACCATACACAAAAATGTATTAATGTTTAAATTCTAACCAATATAACTAAGGAGGTAATTCATATTGGCAGAAGATTCTAAGGAACCAAAAAAGGAAACCAATAATGGTCCACCAGCAGATTTTGAAGCTCTAAAGAAAAAGATAAACAAAAAGAAAGAGGTGGACACAAAAACAGTTATAAAACAGATAGCAACAAGAGATAAACTTGAGAGAGATTATCAAGAGGATATGCTAGAAGTTGTATTCTTCTCATCTCCAGAAACACAAAGGATGATTAAAGCAAGAAGACCAACTCAAAAGCAAATGATGATGATAATGAGACTCTCAGCAGAAGCAGCTATCTACGAAGGAAGGATGGATGAAAAATCTCTCAACAAAATGACTGATATATACAGTGAATTAAATAAATTTGCTGCAGAGTTATCAGTAGATAAGAGTCTAGATGAAGAGTTTTGGGAGAATCATGTATCATTTTCTACACTACAAAACTTTATAACTGAGCTAATAAAGGAAACCCAAAGAGGTCCAGGACCATCAGAAGAAGAAATGCAATCCTTTCGTTAAAAGCGGGTTAGGCCAGCTTGAAGCCAAGGTTTGTGAATTTCTACATGTAACTCCTAAACAACTAGGTAAACTAAGACACGAAGATCCATCTGGAATAGCTTTCATTGAAAGACACATAGTCTGGGAAGCTGAGGAAAAACACAAGGCTTATGAAGAAGCCGAGAAAAAGGCAAAGTCATCTAGTAAGGGAGTAAGAAGGAGAAGATAGACATTAATGTAT